CTTGACTCAATTTGGTGAGGATAGGATATTCGCCGGAGACTATTCCAAATATGACAAGAAAATGTCTCCCACATTCATCTTAGCCGCTTTTGAAATTTTGATTGACATAGCGAAAGCTAGTGGCAAGTATGATGAGGGTGACTTGCGAGTGATGTGGGGCATAGCGTATGACACGGCTTTTCCTGTAATGGATTTTAATGGCGATCTAGTTGAATTTTTTGGATCAAATCCATCGGGACACCCTCTCACCGTGATCATCAATAGCCTAGTGAACAGCTTGTACATGCGGTATTGTTACTATGTACAAAACCCCAAGAAAGAAGTGGAGAGCTTCAAGAAAAATGTCGCTCTAATGACATATGGTGATGATAATGTTGCTGGGGTGAATCGCGAATGTGATTTTTTCAATCACACCGTGGTACAGAACACATTGGCGCGTGTAGGGGTGAAATACACCATGGCTGACAAAGAGTCTCAATCTGTGCCGTTCATCCACATTAATGATGTGGAGTTCCTGAAAAGGAAATGGCGTTGGGAGGCGGAACTTGAAAGTTACGTATGCCCTTTGGCTGAGGCTTCCATCCACAAAATGCTGACTCGTACAGTTAAGTCCAAGGTTGTTTCAGATAGAATGCAAGCTGCATCCATTTTGGACACAGCCTGTCGCGAGTACTTCTGGTACGGGCGTGAAGTCTTTGAACAAAAACGCAAGGAGTTCATGGACATATACGCTAACCACAGGTTGGAGATATATGGATGGGAAGGAATCTTTCCAGATTGGGTGACTCTGTGTCGCCAATATCTTGAAAGTTCGAATTGGTCTTTGGCTAGAGATCAAGAGGAAATTCCTCAAACCGAAATAGCTGACTTTTGAGTAGTTACTGCACACCATTGAGGGTAGTTACCTCATGGTGTGAGGATGGACTCTTTAGTCTTCACCCTTGCGGCGAACCCGCGTGCGCTTTTTAGCGTAGAGTCTAAGGGTGACTCAAAGAATAACTTGCTCTGGGGTGCATAATCGTAACCCCCAGTTAAGACATGACGATTGCTTCAATTCAAAACGTTTCAGACAATGAAGGTGAACACATCCACCGTAGCGATCAAGCTAAAAATGATGTGTACCAAAATCTCACGTTTCATGACTCAGTGGGCGGAGAGACTGTGGATTATGGTGATCAGGATAATTGGGTTGCTAAGGCAGACGGTACGCCAAGTATTGAATTGGGCAGATTTCTATCTCGTCCTACGCGAATTGCTAATTTCTCTTGGTCTAGTGCGAATACCGCTGGGAGTGTCATTAATGATATTAATCCTTGGTTCCTTTTCCTAAACAACACAGTCATCAAACGGAAGATTGAGAACTTTGCGTTTATACGCGGGGATCTCCATGTGAAGGTGAATATCAATGCGTCCCCATTTTATTATGGGCTGGCTAGGACTTACTATAGTCCTTTAGAAGGAGTGACGAATTTTGAGCGCATTGATTACACTAACGCAACCGCTGATATGAAATCCATGTTGGCATCTCAGTTTCCTGGAGTGTACATTTTGCCACACGCAAACGTGGGAGGTGAGATCAAGGCACCATTCTTTTACCCTCAAAATTGGCTGCAATTGAATTCTGCAAGTGACCTAAACAACATGGGACGCTTGCGGACAATGGTTATGCGGGTACTTGATACAGCCAATGGGGTTGCTTCACCTGCCATTTCAGTACAAATTTTCGCTTGGATGGACAATGTGGAATTGATGGGACCCACAATCTCACCAGTACTGCAATCCGGAGCTAAAGATGAGTTCGTTGGACATGGGCAAGTGTCTGCCCCAGCTTCCGCCATTTCAAAGATGGCCAGCAAGATGACAGACATTCCAGTAATTGGTCGCTTTGCCAAAGCAACTTCCATAGGTGCTTCCGCAATTGGACAGATAGCTTCTTTGTGGGGATATACAAACACTCCTGTAATTGATGATGTTCATTCATTTACTCCGCGAACATTGCCTGCTTTAGCATCATCGGAGATAGGAGTTGCACTGGAAAAGTTCTCTTTAGATCCCAAACAAGAGTTGTCCATAGACCCTTCGCTTCATGGGTTGCCAACAGATGATGAACTGGCAATGTCTTATCTGTTGACTAAGGAGTCACTATTATTTGTGGCGCCATGGTCAACATCAGCTTCGCCAGACGATCTCCTGTTCAATTGTCGTGTTGAACCATCTCTTGGTAGGAACACAGTCATCACACCCTCAGGTTTGCCTGCTCAGAGATTGTCTGTGAACACGGTGCAGGGATATGTTGCTGGATTATTCCAGTATTGGAGAGGTGACTTGATCTTTAGGGTGCAGATTATTGGAACGAAGTTCCACAAAGGGCGTTTACGCATTTCATATGACCCAGTTGGTGAAATAGGATCCAATGCTGATTCGATCAACGCTGTGTTCACACACATTGTAGATATAGGTGAGGAGAATAATATCGAATTTAGGATTCCTTGGCACCAGGCTAGGGCGTGGAAAGAGTCTAGGAATTTGCTTCAAGTAGCTACCGATGGTTCTATATCCACGGCTTCTCTGAGTCAATCATCAGCGTACACGAATGGTTTATTCACTATTCGTGTCATGAACGCTCTCACAGCTCCAACTACCTCCAGTTCTATCGGTATAGCAGTGTACATGCGTGGAGGTGAAAATTTGGAGTACGCTGTGCCCCTGGATCTAACTCGCCAAAATACAGATGATGAAATGTTGTCTTTCAAGGGAGTCCAATCAGGTACGAAATCAGGATCGATTGACACGATGCAGAAT